CCCAGACCGCTTTAACCGTCCCGGTCTTGGCAAGCAGAGCGTCCTTGAACCAGTCATGCAGGATGGCAAAACCGTTATTGTCTTTGGTAAACACCCAATTACCGTAGTCCGTCGCCTGATCTGCGCCTTCCTCATCGCCTGGGCCAACAGGCTCGTATCTGGCAATCTCATCGTTTGCAGTGAATACGCGGATGAGTTGCGGCAGCGCACCATCTATAACCTCTGCCACCTCGCCGGTAACGATCTGGCTGCGACCTTCTTGCTCGTTGCCGTAAGGGTTTCGCAGGTAGTAGTTAAGTGCTTCGGCACGTTCTTCCGTGGTTTCGCTGTCCAGCATCCCGATAGCATCGTCAATCTCTGCTTGCAGAATGCCGGTAAGAGTCCCGTTATCCATTTACCACCTCGCGCCTAAAATACTTCCGCTTCTCTGGGTCTTTCGTTTCCAGTTCAGCGAGTTTCTTCTCTAGTTCAGCAACCCTGCGCTGCAAATCTTCAAACTCGCGCTTCTGAACGATGAAACCTTGTGGCATTAGCATTAAAACCTCCCCGTCATCTGCAACCCAACGTAAGGATTAGACCCTACTCGACCCATCAGCCCTAACATCAAGTCCTCATTAAGTTTCTTAATGTATTGGGCTTGCAGTGATCGGACAAGGTTTCCGAACTGATCCTGCGACATTGTGGCCGAGACATCTACGTTTGGCGTTGGAGAGAACCCAATAGAACCTTTCTTGTAGTTCTCGCCAACTTCGCCTTTCACTCCAAGTAACCCGCCCAGCAGGTTTTCGTAAGTCAATTGACGCTGTGCTTGTCCAGGCTCATTCCCGTAACTGACACCAACCGTTCCGAGAGGGGTTTCCTGCTTTGCGCCTAGTCTGGCAAATTGGCTTGCAATGCTCTGCAACTCCTGCGGGGCAGATTCCGGCATTTGCGGAACACCCGTAAACTTCAGGTTTTGCCCGGAAATATCTACAGGCAACCGTTCTTGCGCCATCATCAACAGCAATCTGCGAAGATCGGTTTCATCCATCAGACCACCCACCTTGTATTGACGTTGATCGGCTTCGACCAGGATGATGTTTCATTCAGACCGACTGCAAGATAACGAAATGCGTCCGATCCGTGGCTAGACCAATCGTGTAAGGGTCTATCATAAAAGACTTTCTGCTTTTCGTCGAAAGTCCGGCGGTAATTCCGCAGGCAGTTCAACCCTTCGCTCGTTTGCGGGATGTTGAACCAGCAGCGGGGCAAAAGTCTGCGGACAGCTTGGATACCGTCATCCACCGATAAACGTGGCGCAATCGTGCAACTGAGGTCAGCCTGCTGCAAGACCTCCAACCGAGACTTTCCCGAGCCTAGTTCCCTGACCTGTACGTCGTGCGGGACGATGTGCTCGGCCTTGTGCCAGCCTTTGTTCCGCAGTTCTCGGACGTACCAATCCAGCCCGACCCCGTGGTTCTCAATGTAGTCTAGGAGTCTGACTTCTTGTCCGTGGACTTGTGCAATCCAGATCGAAGTCGAGTCGCCAATGCCGAGATCCCATGCAGCAAACGTCTTGCAGAGATCATCGCGGACAATAGAGCAGAAGCGACCTTCTCCCTCCATCTGGTTAAGAATCTGCCCATAGTAAGCCCCCTCGACAGCAGCATGGAATGAACACTCAAACTCTTGGTCGTACTTGTCGCGCCCCATCTCTCGCAGCGCATCGTCTAATTCTGACTGAGCAATGATCTTCGTCTGACTGGCGCGGAACTCGAGCAACTTCCACCCAGGTTCACCTTGTGCCCTGTTCCGCAGATCGTAGAAGTGGTTCTGGCCTTTAGGTGTGCCGATAAACATTGCCCAGCCTTGACGGTCGGCTAGGGCAGGTCGGATCACTTCGTTCCATATCTTTGGATTCTGATCCCCCACCTCGTCCAGTACCACTCCGTCAAAGTAAGACCCGCGTAGTGAGTCGGGATTGTCGGAGCCGTACAGACCGATCCTGCGATCCCAGAAATCAACACGAAGCTCTGAAATGTTTGGTGTGGCTCCCAGCGGACGGGTGTAGTGGAGCAGGTAGTCCCAGGCAATGCGTTTGCTTTGTGCATAGGTTGGCGCAATGTAAGCGAATCGTGGGCGTTCCTTCTGGCACATCACCGCAGACTTTACCAACTGGTTGATGGCACTGACAGTCTTGCCTAAACGACGATGGGCCACTACCACCGTGAAGCGGTGATCGTCCATCGCCTGATGGATCTCAAGCTGTGGCTCCCGCGGGCTGTAGGGAATGATTATTTCTCGGCTGCCCAAGTCACCACCATCTGCATTGGCTGATTCTGGTCGCCTGCTACCTCTGTTCTTGCTAGCTTCGGAATGTGATACTCGATAGCTCTCAAGTACAGGTCAGCGGCTTTGGCTGGGTCAGGCTTAACCTTGTCACCATCGCCGATAGCAACGGTTTGGAGCCACAAAGCGAAGTTCTCTGCATTGTCCTCCGCTACCCGCCTGATAGCCTCTCTAACGTCCTTTGTGGTCTTATTAGGGATACCCGGTGGCCTTCCCCGGCCGTCGTTAGGCTTTTTCCTTCTACTTCCTACTTTTTCTTCCACTTTACCGACTCCTGTCTGGGTCATCGGTTGACTTTACGTTGCTCGCTGACGGATTAGTTGGTCAACATCAGCGTTGCCTTTTTGCTCGGCAGTTGGAGCGAACAATGCTCGGCTTCTGCTGTCTGTAGTGTCTGGCTCGCACAGGTAATAGACTGCGAAACTGTTGCGGGTGACATCTGCTGGACAGGTTAGCGGGGCTGGTAGTCCATGCCAACTGCCACGAGTGTCGAAAATTATAGCCCGATTGAACTTTGGTTCAACTGCTTTTACCAGTGTGTCGGAGTCTTTGTACAGTCCGAGGTGACCTCCCCACTCTGGCTTCCATCCTGGCGTCAGGTACACAATCAGGTTTAACCGTCGCTGTAGGTGGAGTTTCGGGTGAAGGTTGTAGTCCAAGTGGACGTTTAACTTTCCCCCCCTGCCGTGTTGGTGCATCCCTCCACCATGTAACCCGACATCTGGCATGAGGTCTGCCTTGGTCAGCCGCTCCAGTATCTCCGTGAAGTGAGGACTAAGCAGGTATTGGAAGCCTTTGTATGTCTCAGGCTTGAAGTGATGCCAGTCGTTGCAGGTCTGCTTAACCTCCAGCGGATTGTCGTAGCGAAACCAGCAGTCATCGTCCTTGGCTGGGAACTCTCTCGCTAGGTTGATCGCGTCAGCGAAAAAGTCATCGACAATGCAATGCCAGAAGGGGTGATGGTCGATAATCAATCAACACTCAACATCTGGCATTGTTGACGTATTGTATTGCAGTTGGTCATCAGTAAATCCTTTATTCTACATCTAGTATTGGTTTCACCCCTGGCAAAACCAAATAACTAACACCATGCTCATCTGCCATTTCCACAGCCCTCTTGCCTAGCAAACGAGCGACTTCTCCGCGTATACGTTGTGCCTCCCAACCTGCCTCTCCCGGCGAACTTTCACGGAAGATTCTCATCAAACTACCATCGTCAATTTTATGCGCTTTATCCTCGATAACCGCTCTAAACGCATCGTCTATATCTTCACTTTTTAGCCAAGGCATAGCTTTCTTCAAAACATCAGACAGATTTACAGGGTCCATAGAGTCAAGCATTTGTTGCGAAAGGATCGCTTCATTCGGAATGTCCATTCTATAAACAGAACCATCCCCATGACTCGCTGCAACTCTACGGTCTTGGCTTCCAAAAAGCCCACCGAAAATGTTTCCAGGGCTTACACCACCCTTTATTTCTTCTAGTCCTGTGTTGCCGCCATGATACAGTCTGACTGTCTGAGGTAACTTACCTTTACCAACAACAGTGCCCAACATACCCAACAGTTCAGGCGCCATCTGCGTAGCATCAGCAAGCAGTCCAGGAGCCTGCATAGCGGCCTTGAACGCACCAACAGGCGCACTGACAGCAGGCATATTGCCGACAGCCTGACCAGTCCTGTAAGCCTGTTCTTCCCCGTACTCCGGCCTGTCCAGCCCCAACAATCCTCGACCAAACGGGCCAGCAACATTAGCGAACGGCTGACCGATATTCTGTTGATAGGACTGATACGCCTGCTGAAGTCCAAGCGCACGAAGAAGTTGGCTCATGTCCATACGTCACCGCTTGTTTCTGGTACTGATCGCTTTTGCCTTTGCCTTAGCATCGGCCTTGCTGGATGCGCCCCAGGCTTGCAGGGACAACA